CGCCTGCGGTGATAACCACGCTATTTGCAAGCAGTGTGGCAGGTGGAAAACTAAATACTGACCACACGCCAGCATTAGCAAGTGTTGTCGCTAATGTGCTACGTAATGTGGTTATTGCAGCTGGCATATTAACCTACCAGTGATGTTGGACTTGAATACGGCTGGATGAGGCCTCTGACCCTATTTACGAGTTGGTAACCGAGGCGGTAAGGACTCGCAGATACCCCATCCATGCCTACCCCACCAGTCTGGCTAACTTGTCTAGCTTGCCAGATATCTACGGCTACGATCATGGCCGCTTCTCGGATTGCAGGGGTGCTCGCATAAGATTGGGTCTTGTGTTCTGGGCCTCTTGCGTTGCCATAAGGTACTACTTTATGAAAATTTTGATTAGCTGCTGTTTTTGCATATTGCACAAATGAATAACCATTAGGGTAATTGGCTTGGCCATATTGATACATAAATACTGGAATTAGATTAGTAGTGCCTGTGCTTGGCGGTATTGTGCCAGTGATTGTGTAAGTGCCATTAAATGTTGAACCACAAGCGCTTACTACTATTTGTTGACCTGTTACAAATGCGTTTGGATTAGCCAGCATAAGTGTTGCCACGTTATCTTGTAATGCTGTGCCTACTACTGGAGCATCATTGTGCCATAAGTATTGTTGGATTAAATCTTCTGCCGATTGACAAACTTCTTCTACTGTTGCATCGGAGTAGAGAGACCCAATTCCGAGATTCGCTCGCAATTCCGCTGTTGTAACAAACGTGGCTGGCATCTCTACTCCTTTGCTAATAGCTCTCTGGGGCTAGGGCTACTAAACCCCAGAGATTACTGATTTGATTTAATTAAGGTGTTGCTGCAAACTTAATGATTCCGTAAGGCATCTTGGCGATTGTTGCCATGAAACCGTAAATTGCCACCTGCACCTGTAAATTCGATACCACATTTACGCTCATGAAAGCCTGTGGGGAACGATATACGGTGAAAGCTTCTGGTGCAAGAATTACTGCTGAGTTATCATCAAATGCAGTTTGTGAGAAGTTCTTGTCTACGAATAGATCAAGTCCAGTCACTGAACCACGGATCGAGGATGGTCGTACATCTCCGCCAGCATTCATAGGTTGAATAGCATTGTAAATTGGTCGGCCAGTGTTATCTAGTGCGCCAATTAATGCTTGCCATTGTGCTGGGTTAGCGATGTAATTTTGTGCGAAGTAACCAGTGTTCTTGTAAACAGCTGCGGCTGATTGTGCTGAGTAAGCAACAATTCCGTCACTGTCTGCTGATACTGCTGATGCTGAAGTACCTGCTGCTAATAATGCAGTTAAGGCGGCAGTATCAATAGCTGTTAAATAAGCATTTTGCAACTGTTGTGTCAACTCTGCATAAAAGCCAGGATATCCAGCTCTGGACAATAGCTCCACGGATAGTGTATTCATGCCACTATATTTCTGGACTGTGCCTGTAAGATAGGCGGTTTCCATTCCAGTATTTTGTACTGCGCCCGCTTCTGCCTCGACAGTTACAACTGGTGCTACACCTGTGCCACCTGCCGCTGAGGTTACTAATGATGGTACAGAGATAGTCATACCAGTACCTGGTAAAACACCTTGTGAACATGCATCAATAGTTGGTGTACCAAATCGTGTATTTGTTACAAACTCAGTTAGGTATTGAGTTGGGTTAAATGCTGGGTTTGTTGAAAATGAATCATCGGCAGCTGTTACATATAGCTTGGAATCATCATCACCTAGAGCAGCTTTAATCTTGTGCTCTGTGTATGCTGCCATAGAAGTAATTGGCGTACGTAGAGTTGTTTGAATTAATGGTGCTGTAATTGTAGGGCGTGCAGCTTCTACTGTAGGAGTAGCAGCCTCTGCCTTTGCTTCTTGTGGCGCTGTTGCTAAATCTTCCACAGGAGCCTCGCTTTCTTTAGTTTCGATTGGTGTCTCTGCTTCGTTTTCACTAGCAGCAACTTTAGTTACTTGCGCAGCTGTAAACGCTGGGCTTTCTACCAGGCTAACCTCTCTTAGTGTTGCGCTGGTTACATATAAATACTCTTTTTTCTGTACGGACTTATTTACATCTACACCGACTGACAAACCATCGATTAATTGCTCGCCAGCAAGGATTAAAGCATCTTGACCTTGCATAGATGCGCTGATCTTAAATGATGCGTAGATTCCGTCTTTTTCTTCGTTAAATTTTTGCATGCGGCCTATTGGGCGCTCTGGTGAATGTTGCATAAGCATCTTGACTTTGCCAGGATCGCCTATATCTATTGAGCCTTTAGCGAATACGACCTTACCAACGGAAGTATTGCCTACCTCTTCGAAAGGTACGATCTTGCCAGCGATAACTCTGCGCTCTGTATCGGCAGCTTCTATGTGGCTACTGAATGTAAGTTTCATTATCTTCTTCTCTTCCGTTAGGTGTTAGGCTTTCCATTTGCTTTGCATCATCTAAGTCAATTAGACCTAAATTTAACATTTTTTCTATTGCTTCTAAGCGTTTAATAGTGTCAGCTCTTAAGAATGATTCTTCAATTTTAAATTTTACAAGATGTCCTCGTGGCGTGACGTCATCTAAACTGAGTCTATCCTCAATCGCACAGATAAACGGCTGTAGTGAGTATGCCACAAACTCTTTGCGACCATCTAATATATTTTGATAGGTCATAGAATTATTCATATCGGCGCTTATGTAATACGCTGGCACGTTCATAGCTCTGGCAATTTGAGTAGCCAAATACTGTTGCGCTTCGTTATACATCATATCTTTAGGACTAAATCCTGTTGTTTCATAAGATAGAGTAGATGTTAAATATGCTGTAGATCTATTTTGTCTGCTTTGCTTCCATTGTGCTAATAATCCTGATACTTGTGCTTCTGGTAAATCTGCGCCAGTATTTTTAATGTAACCACTTGGCATTGGGGTTTGTGCAGATACAGCTGCGGCTTTTTCAATATCTAATGCGCTTTGTATTGTACGTGCTGCGGTAGTTAATACACCTTGTGTTAAGCCTTGAAATGTAATTAAAGATCCAACACCAGCCATAGGTGCTCTAACACCATCAATAAAATATTCTTCTACTTCTGTGCCAAACTTATTTGTTGTAAATGTAACTCTATTGTTAGCAACCCATTCAAATCGTGATGGCCTTAAATCATCTGCATATAATTCTGTTACTCGCCAATATGCAACACCATAAAATAAAAGACTATCGACAGTCCATGATATGGTGACGGATCTTGGTTGCCGATAGTCTGGTTGATCTATCCAAAGAGGGTTCCCCAACTCCTCACCACTAGACTTTTTGTAAAGTGCTAATGGCAAGTATGAAACTACACCAGCTATAAGATTTCTGCAACGTGAAACGGCAGGTACTTGCATCGCATAATTACGATCTAATCCACCTGGGAAGTTACCAACACCAGTTGTAAATGAACCATAGCCATAAGCTGTGTCCATAATGGCAGGGGCGTATTGCGCTTGGACAGTTTCAGTTTTTTTGGTTATACCCAAAGCAGACAATAGACCCATATGTATACTTTATACCATAAAACGGACTATTGGTGCAAGTTACACAAAGATTTGCGCAGTTTGTTGCGGTCTAGTTAATTGGCTTACGACCATGGCAAGGCTAATAGCAGCTGTAACATCTCCAGCCGATTTTCTACGTATTATACGCCAGCCAGCATCATTAGTCTTAGCTGCACAGTTATTTAAGTGCTGTACTAAGTCCGCTTGACCACTATGAACTAATCTAACGTTAGCCAGAGCATCTGATAAGTCTGAACAGGCCTGGTAAAAAGCCTGGCCACTACAATCCTCTATGCGCCAGCCGCTTTGTTCTAATTTAGTGGCTAAAGTCTGTGTTGCGTACTTGTCAAACAGTATTTTGTGTGGATGATACTTTTTTGCCCACTCATTAATATCACTAGCCATCTTAACCTCATCTACAGCTACTTCGCTTTGCCATAACTGGGCTAGACCCACTGCTATCTTGCCATCTTTTAATTGACCCATTACGAGCGCCCCAGATCGCCTTGTCGGTGCAATATCAAAGGCCATTATAGTCATCGGCCCGACAGGTATTTCTAGTGTGCTATCACTACATGCTTCAATAGATCCATATACCCATGGGCTTACAGCGCTATCTATCCACTGGCAAAGCATTTCAGTTCTTGTAGCTTCTACGCTGTTTGTATTGACTGATTCTTCTAAAGTTTCTTCGGATATTAAATGACCTAATGCTGGATTCGCTAATGCCCAAGCTTTGCGATCATGTATCTTACAGTGCTGTGGTGCTGACCATTCGTAATAACCTAAACTATCTGGCGGGTATGATAAACAGCGCTCTTTAAGATCATTAAGCACAGTGCTAAATCCATCACCTGCGTTACTAGTCATCAAGGTCATCGAATTAGGCCTAGCACGTGTAACAGGTAGTGCAGCTGTAAAGGCTTCCTCTGTCCACTCACGTAATTCGTCTATGTATAAGAAATCGGCAGTCTTACCACGTGGTGCATCTCTGGTGGCCGCTGCTATCTCATACCTTGCGCCATTAAGTAAGCTTATAGATTCTTGACCATTAGCCAGGCGTATCTGCCTTACCTGGTCTTTTAGAAATTGATTATCTTCTATCGTGTAACTGACCTGCCTAAATGTATCTAATGCCATATTACGATTAGAAGACATACCCAGTACATTCTTAGAACCCCATAAGAATAGATGGCTTAATATAAGCATACGTGCTAAATGGGTCTTACCATTTTGACGAGCTACCAGTATTAGAGCTGTCTTTTTACGCCAGTTATCCTGATCGTCTACACATAACAAATCATCTAGTACAAATCTCTGCCAGGGAATTAAAGGTAAACCGATCTTCTCAGCTAGATCGGCCACCTCATCCGCTTTGCTCTTACCTTTAAGTAAGGGCGTGTGAACTCTAGGCTCTGTGCTACCAATTAGCCCGACCCCTCGTTTGATCGGGATTATTTCTGCATCATTCTTCATCAAAGTTTATTGTATCTGGTTTATTAAAAGGTGAATCTGGAACGATCTGGACTGTCTTGGAGAGAGAAGGTTTGAAAAAGACAGGGGGGGTCGCCGTGCTATTAAAAAAACGACCACCTTTAGCGCTATTACATGACTTACACATGCTTTGTAGGTTGTCTGGACTCCACATGTCACCCCCTTTTACACGAGGTATTATATGGTCGACAGTATGAGCTGGCCTGTTACAACTTACGCATGTCCACCCATCACGATCGAGGATCTGTATGCGCAGCTTCTGCCACTTGCCACTACCTATAGCTCTTTTACTCAATGCCATCCTTTAGTCTTGAAATGATTTAATGCTTTACACATAGAACCATATCTATTTAGATTGTATTTGATACCCCAGTCTACTTGCTTAAACCCATCCACACGTGCCAAGTACTTAGATCTACCTTGTGGTATGCCATAGTGTGAGCCATTGCGAGCGCTTGGATTCCACCTACTCTCATGATGATATAACTCATCTAAGCAATAGAACTCTGTAAATGAATGATTCAACTGTATGAAAGCATATTGCTTATAGTAAGTAGGTTTATGTAATTCACGAGATTCAGCTCTTTCAAGGCCAACAATTTGTGCTACAAATAGAGCGGTGCCAACTAGCGTGCACCTTGCGAGCAATCCCCTACGGGGCTCGCCTTTTCGCCTTGAGGGCGAATGCGATCTAGAGCGTATCATATGGTGTCAAATCCTGTAAGATAACCGCAGGTCAGACGGCGTGGCGAAGAATGGCACAAATTCATATTGATCGATCCAAGTACAATCATAACCAGCCTCGCTCATGGCTTACTGCCCCATCCAGTACCCCTTAAGATTATGCCAGGTGCTGAATACATACGTGCCATATTTAGCCCACATTTAGGACAATTCATACCGCCATCATCCTCTTTGTAAGTTCGATGGACTGATCCATAAGTACCACACTCATTACAGCTATATTCATACGTTGGCATCATATTCTCCAATCAATAGGCAAGTGTGACAAGGCAGTGTGTCAAACTGCCAAGCCCCACAGCTATTACATCTACTAACCTTGCTATCTTTAGGTGCATCCTTCTGCTCAGCTATGTTCTTGCATCCCACAGCCCCGCAGTCCATACATTGGTATAATTTGAACCCATCTGGCATATCTGTCTGGTCAAGCCATAAGAACTCAGTATTACGACTACACCCATTACATTTGAATTTAGTCACGAGCAATCAATTCGTGGCATCGAAAGCATGTGCCATCTTTGAAAACCCTGTCATCGCCACACATCTCGCATGTGATAACAGACTTAACTAGATGCACACCACTATCATCTATTTCGACAGTAACTCCACTGCCGTTGATAAATGCGATGTATCCCATTAATCACCTTCTAACATAATTTGTATTTCAAGTCTTTCCATTTCGACTTCTAATGCCCAGTTTCTATGTATGTTACTTAACCTCAAATGTTGTAACAACCATGCTTCTAAATCTGGTTCATTACCCACCATTTCAACACCACAAGGGCATTTATGTTGGCAAACAGTATTTTGTCTAATTGCTTCTAAATTAACAACTCTGGTTCTCATATCTACTCCTTATCCTTGAAGTACCAGGCGCCTGTGCTGGTCTGTGATGCCCATTTAGCATGTTCTTTAATATTGCCTAGGCATACATAACCATAAAACGGCTTCTTGGTTGTTTTGCTAACACCTGTGCGTAGGGTCATGCCCTGACTACAGCAATCTACTGGTGGCTTAGGTGTATCTGGCACAGATGCAACCCAATCCGTAGTAGTCCACTGCACTGGATCTTCTAGCTTGTTTTCTACTGTGAAGGTTTCTGACTTGCTATTTACCGCAGCCATCTCTTCTCTACTAGGTCGCTTTCCTTTAGCTGAGAAACCTGCGTTCGCAAGCGCTCGACCAATCGCACTTGTTTCCGCATTAGGTAGAGCGAAATTTGCATTAACGCCCCTATCAGAAATAGTTTCAAGCGCAAGCCCAGTAGAGCACGGCTTGGAATCTGCCTCTGTTTTGAATAACTTGCAAAGTACAATGAATCGAGTGTTTGAGGCCTCGATAATCTCTGTTTCCAATCTTCCATCTGGGAACTCCTTCCACCACTTATGTAGTCTTTCATCAACTGGTTCATATAAACTTAAATCGAAAGCCATTACTCCTGCCAATCTAGTGCGCTGTCTTGCATCGCCTCATGACATGTTTTGGCAATAGCAATATACGCAACTGCGTCTTTGTAATGATCCGAAATTTCTGGGGATTCAACACTGCGGCTGATCTTGACGAGTGACATGGCCATAGCCACTTGGTTTGCTGTGATCGGAAAATGAAAATAAGCAGACCATAATTCGGCAATACGACTATG